GCGCGCCAATGACTTCCTAGAAAGTCTGTTGTCTGCCATGGCAGGCGCCCAGGCAGGACTGTGGACGGCGCTCCCTGGCATCGTGCATACGTACAAGCCGGCACAGATGACCGTTGACGTGCAGCCGACGATACAAGGTCGCTTCAAGCAACCGGACGGCAGCTGGCAGTATGTCGACATGCCGCTGCTGCTCGATTGCCCGGTCGTGTTCCCAGGCGGCGGCGGTTTCACCCTGACCTTCCCGTTGGGTCAGGGTGACGAGTGTCTGGTGGTGTTCGCGTCGCGCTGCATCGATGGTTGGTGGTACAACGGTGGCATCGCGCGGCCAATGGAACTGCGCATGCACGACCTGTCCGACGGGTTCGCGCTGGCAGGCGTACGGTCGCGCCCGCGTGTGCTGCCGGCTGTCAGCACAGCAACGGCGCAGCTGCGCACGGACGATGGCGCCACGGTGCTGGACATGGCGCCGGGCCTCGTTACACTCACCGGAAATTTGCGGGTTACTGGGAACGTGACGGCGGGCTATAATGGCGCTGACTCGGTCACCTTGCAGGGCCACAAGCATTCTGGCATATCGGTCGGCACGCAGCAGACGGGTGTGCCAGTTGCGGGAACATAGGAGCGGCAAGATGAAGCGTTTTGCGTTTGTCGTCGGCATGGTGCTGGCGCTGTGTGGTGTGGCGCGTGCGGATGTCTACGATGACCTGCGCGCGCAGTACGAAGCGCTTGCCGGGCGCGTCACCAACCTCGAGAACCGGGTCACGGCGCTGGAAAGCAGCGCGCCGCAGCCGCCGCATCCGTCGGACGACTATACCGACATGACGCAATGGGTGATGACGTTCAACGACGAGTTTGACGAACCGGACGTCGACACGTCCAAGTGGCATTTCGATTTCGCCGGCGGCGATCGCAGCTTGAGCGGCAATGCCGAGCGTCAGTTCTACATGGACAGCAAGTACACCGGCACGTGCCCGGCTGCGCGTGCGCCGCTGTACGATCCGCACACGATCAAGGACGGCGTTCTATCCATCACGGCAGTGCCGACGCCGGACAACGTCAAGCCGTGCATCTGGTACATGCCATACGTCAGCGGTATGCTGCGCAGCGACTACAGCCAGCAGTATGGGCGCTTCGTCATGCGCGCCAAGCTGACCAAAGGCCAGGGCTTCTGGCCCGCATTCTGGCTGCTGGCAGTCCAACGCGTGTGGCCACCCGAGATGGATCCGCTGGAAGCGTTCGGCGACCCCAACGCCAACGGTGAAGGTGGCGTGACGAAGTTTCACTGGGGCTGGGTCGGCAAGCCGGGCGGCGGTGCCTGGGTCGATACCGGCGTCGATCTGACAGCCGACTTCCACGTTTACGCGATCGAGTGGTACGCCGACAGGCTGGAGTACTACTTCGACAACCAGCACGTCGCGACGCAGAAGCCGGACGACACGTTCAACCAGCCGTTCTACATCATCGCCAATCTCGCAGTCGGCGGCAGCTGGCCCGGCGATCCGGACAAGACGACGCCGTTCCCCGGTGTCCTGCAGATCGACTTCATTCGGGCGTACAAGCACCTGTGAGATACCGCGCGCTGGACAGCAGCGGCGACTATTCCTTTGGTCGCGGACAGGATAACTTTCTTGTCGATCAGCCGGAGACCGTGGCGCAAGCCATACGCACCCGGTTGCTGCTCATGACGGGCGAGTGGTTCCTGGACGTGACTGAAGGAACGCCGTACACGACTGACGTCGTCGGTGAGCACACGCAATTCACCTATGACGCAGCGATCCAGTCGCGCGTGACGGAAACACCGGGTGTGCTGCAAATCACAACGTACACCAGCAGCGTCGTGAACCGTGCGTTGTCGATCGACATGACGGTCGACACCATCTATGGTCCGGCGCGGCTGTCAGGTCTGGTCGGGTCCGACGGCACAATAACGTTTATGAGCGGCTGATGCCCACCTATCCGCTGCCAACGCTTGCTGCGCAGGTCGACGCCAACGGCATCACTGCGCCCAGCTATGAGGACATTTTCGCATCGCTGCAAGCCAGTTTCATGCAGATCTATGGGTCTGACGCAGTGCTGACGCCGGACAGCCAGGACGGGCAGCTGCTGGCAGTGTATGCCGCGGCAATCAACGATGCGAACCAGACGGCAGTCGCTGTGTTCAACGCGTTCTCGCCCACCTATTCGCAGGGCGCCGGCTTGTCGTCGATCGTCAAGCTGAATGGACTGTCGCGGCTGGTGCCGACCAAAAGTTCAGTGAACGTGACAGTCAGCGGCGACATCGGCACGGTCATCAACAACGGCGTGGTGGGTGACGGCACGAACAACTGGGACCTGCCGCCGACCGTGACGATACCGAACACTGGTGAGATCGTAGTGACCGCAACGGCGCAGTCGGCAGGTGCTGTGCCGGCAGCTGTCGGCACGGTCACCAAGATCGTTACACCGACGCTGGGCTGGACAGGCGTCACCAACCTGACGGCTGCGACGCCGGGCGCGCCGCTGGAGACTGACGCCGCGCTGCGACGTCGCCAGACGTTGTCGACCAGCCTACCGGCACAGACTGTCGTTGCGTCGATCGGCGCCAGCTTGGCCAGCGTGCCCGGTGTGCTGTCGTACGCGATCTATGAGAATGACACCAATGCAACCGACACCAACGGCGTGCCGGCGCACAGCCTTAGCGCCGTTGTCGAAGGTGGTGACATCAACGACATTGCTACTGCAATCGCGTTGAAGAAGACACCGGGCACCGGCACGTACGGCACCACTTCGGTGAATACGATCGACGTCGCGGGTGTGCCCAACACCATCAAGTTTTTCGTGCTGACGCAGGTGCCCATCGACATTACAGTCAACATGACGGCGCTGCCCGGCTACATCAGCAGCACAGGTGATGCCGTGCAGGCAGCGCTGGCGCAGTACGTCAACACGCTGGCCATCGGCGAGGACAGCTACATCGGCCGGCTTTGGGGTCCTGCCGACCTGCAAGGGCGCGCCGCGCAGGACGCGACCGGCTTGACCCAGGCGCAGCTGGATGCGCTCAGCAAAACGTACAAGGTGACGTCGATCACGCAGGGCGCGCACGGTGGTGCGCTCAGCGCAGCTGACTTCATTGTCGCGTTCAATCAGGCAGTCACGGTTGACGTTGCCAACATCACGGTGAACGTGACATGACAGGCGACGTGACGCCGTACACTGGACTGATCACCAGTGAGCACAACCAAGCGCCGAAGTACATGGCGACGGTCGGCACACTGGCGCAGCCGTTCGCCGACCTTATCGAACAGCTGAACGAGATCGCCGCAGCGTATGACCTGGATACCGCCGTCGGCAAGCAGCTGGACGTCGTCGGCTGCTGGGTTGGTGCGACACGCTCCCTGACCACGCCTATCGTCGGTGTGTACTTCTCCCTGGACGATGCAACGCTCGGTCTCGACCAAGGATACTGGAAGGGTCCGTTCGACCCGTTGACCGGCTTGACTGAACTGCCGGATGAGCCGTACCGCATCTTGCTGCGCGCCACCATTGCCGCGAACCACTGGGACGGCACCATCCCGCAGGCGTATGCCATATGGAATACGCTGTTCTGGTCGTATGGGTTCGGCGTGCTGCTGCAAGACAACCAGGACATGACGATGTATCAAGCGTTGACGGGTCCGACGCCGGACGTGCTGACGCTGGCATTGTTCAACACCGGCAAGCTGGCGTTGAAGCCGGCCGGTGTGCGCGTGAATTTCTACACGCTCAGCGTGCCAAGTTCGCCGTACTTCGGCTTGGATGCAGCCGGGTCAGGGATTGCGGGGCTTGACGTTGGTGTGTGGGCCGTTCAAGGAGGAAGCCTGTAAATGGCGACGAACGACTTCATTCCGTATGCCACCAACGTCGGCGCGAACGTGCAGTCGCAGGCGGCATACGCTGCCGACGCGACGCAGGGTCCTGGCATGTCGTCCGGCATCGTGCCGTCGGGTCGCTTCAACAAGCTGCTGCGGCAGGCGATATTCGGTGCAGCGACACTGTTCGGCTTCATCTTCGACACGCTGGGTACAGTCGACGTGCTGGATGATGGCGACATCGCCGGCAAGAAGACACTATTCGCGCGTGCGATCGCGCAGGCAGTCGCGGCTGGCGGACGCTGCCGGCTGGTGCGCACCAATGGTGCAACGCTGACGTTGATGCCGTACCAAGGCAACAAGATCTTCATTCCTGGTACGGGTCTCATGACGATACCGGCAGCCGGCGTGCCGGTTGCCGCTGCTACTGCGCTCATCGAAGGTGGCGCACCGGCGAACAACGTCACGTACTACATCTATGCGTGGAACAACGCTGGTGTGTTGCAGCTGAACCTGTCCGCAACGTCGCACGCCACTGATGCGAACGGCGTGGAAATTCGTAACGGTGACAGCGGGCGCGCGCTGGTGGGGATGTGCCGGCTGGTTGCTGGTGCGTTCGTGGAAAGCACAGCGCAGCGCTTCACTGCCAGTTTCTTCAACAGGCAGAACAAGCGCATCACGGGTGGCGCGTCGGGTTCGACGGCGTCTGCCTCAATGGTCGAAATTCAGGTTGCTGGACGTGCCGAATTTCTGACATGGGGTGACGAAGACATACACGCCACTGCGCACGGGTCGGTGTCGAATAGCGCTGCTAACGGTACCGCACAGGTCATTCTGACAGCTGACGGAAGCACCGCAGGCAGCGGGTCGACGTCGACTTCGCCAGCTGCCAGCTTCAACGAACCTGTCAGTTCAATCTTCGGCAATTCTGGGTTGACTGAAGGCTACCACTACCTATCCATATTCGCCAACGCTGGTGGCGGTACGGCAACGTTCGCCATTCAAGTCGGCGGCATAGTCAGGAGCTGAGGCATCCAGCAATGGCAGATCAGAAACCTATCGGTTCAACGTTCTACAACGAACTCGTTGCAGCCGGTGTGTATGACTGGCGCTTTTCGTGGGACGGTCCAACCGGCACCATCTCGTTCTCGCCTGACATGGAGAACGACGATCCGGCGCAGGTCGAACTCGTCCAGCAGGTCTACGCCGCGCACGACCCCATGCGGGGTGCGCGCAGCGACAAGATCGCCCAGCTGACGGCGTACGCGCAAGGTGCCGTCTACGGCGGCGCGCAGTCCGACGCGCTGGGCGCGACGCACACGTACCCCACCGACCCGCAACATCAGGTTGACATGCTGGGCAGCGTGGTCGATGCGCTGCTGGACCACCCCGCGGACTGGACGACGCCGTTCCAGTGCACCGATGCAGACGGCGTCACTGCGCTACGCGAACACACGGCGGCGCAAATCAAGCAAGCCGGCAGCGACATCAAAGCTGCCAGCGTCGCGGTGCAGCGCCGGCTGGCTCAGCTGATCGCTGACGTCAACAATACCACGACGCAAGACGAGATCAACGCAATCACCTGGACAATGACCTAACAGGGAGACGTTACGCTTACCAGAAAGGACCAGCATGTTCGACGTCAAACATCCACTGAAAAGTATCGGCGTCATGGCGCCGCTGGTGTCGCTTGTCTTCGCCATCATCAATCACTTCAAGCCTGGGCTTGGTGTCACCAGCGAAGACGTCGGCCAGATTCTCGAGCAGGTCGACATCGTGCTCGGTCTGTGTCTTGCCGCCTACGGGCGCTGGAACGCGACCAAGCAGATCAGCCTGAGCGCCCCGCTGACCAAGTCCGACACACCCAGCACGCCAGCCGCCGCACTCGCCCTGCTAGTGCTGCTCCCCCTGACCCTGTCGGCATGCGCCGCGCCGGGTGGTCAGGGTGTCGCGCAGCTGTCCGGCGGCAGCAATGCGACCGATCCGGCGTACCAGCTGCTGGTGACGTGCCGCGCCTGGGATACGACGCTGCGCAGCCTTGCCGGCTACCGGGCGCAGGGCAAGCTGACGGCGGACCAAGTCGCCACGGTCGATCAGTGGCGTCCGACGCTCAACTATGCCTGTTCGTCGGGCGACGTGAACCCGGCAACGTCGCTGGACGCTGCCGAAAAGGCGTTGCAGCAGATGGTGCTGATCGACCAGTCGGCGGCAGCCAAGTAGGGAGGAGTTCATGGATCCCGCGTTGTTACTGTCAATCCTCGAACGTGTGTCGCGCATGGGTCTGGAGACCATTGCCGACATGCAGAACGGCAAGCTGACGCAGGAGCAGCTGACCGAGCGGCTGAACGCCATGCACGACCGGCTGGACGACGCCAATGCGCTATGGGAGCAGGCGGGCAAGACGCCGGCTGCCCAGGCGAGCGAAACGCGAGCCGCCCAGGCGAGCCAGGACGCCGGGGCTGCCGCAGACGCCGTCACGGGCCAGACCGCATCTGTCGGCTCGCCGCGGGCCACTGCCGCCCGTCCTGCGGTGTCTGGTCAGCCGCGGCCCGGCGGCAGGCGCCCGACATGAGCACGATCTTGCTGGTGCTGCTGGTGCTGCTGCTGGTCGGCGGCATCGGCTCCGGGCCGTGGTACGGCTACTCGCGCGGCTGGGGCTACGGTCCCAGCGGCATTCTGGGTCTGCTGTTTCTGCTTCTGCTACTGTACCTGCTGTTCGGCGGCACGGCGCATGCAGCCGAACCATGCGCGCTGTCGGCGCAGGGTGTTAGGGTCGTCGATGGCGACACGATCGTTGTCGAGACCAGCTGGCTTGGTGTTGGCCACGTGCGGTTGCGGGGCATCGATGCCCCTGAGCTGAACGGACCATGCCAGCAAGAGCGCGAGCAGGCGCAACTGGCCAAGGCGAAGTTGCAAGAACTGGTGCAGCTGGGTACCAAGCTCACGCTGCACGACCTGGAGCCGGACAAGTACGGACGCATGCTGGCGACCGTGACTGCCGGTAACAAGAACCTTTCCGACACGATGATCGCGGCTGGCGTGGTGCGTCCGTACAACGGCGGCACGCGGCAGCCGTGGTGCCAGTAGAGCCAGGACGCGCACCATGAACGACAAGCAGAAACGACTGACACCGTCGGACATGGTGCGCATCTGGTTTCAATTTTCACCGGCTGTTTCTGAGGTAGTGTCGGAGGCGTTCGCATTGGTACTGGTAGTGTTTTCGTTTGTGCCCGGCTCGCTCGACGACAGTCCCAGCTTCAGGGCAATCAATTACTACGTCCATCTGGGACCATGGTGGTGCGTCTTGTTCGTGGCGCTGTTCGTGTCGCACATCATCAGTGTGCGGCTTGACGGGCGCACCTTGCGACGCGTCACCATGGCACTGCATGCCGGTGCAGCT